GGCAAGATGGAGGAGGTCGCCAAGGTAAATACAATTGCCACCCACACGATGAAGATGACCCATCCCAACAAGTTTATCAACGCCTTTAAAGCGTTGGTAAATTGTGTAAGGAAGGGTTTCTGAACCGGGAGGGTAAACACTTGCACCACCTTTGAGACTTTCATCCATAAATACCTCATGAGCGTTTAAATACACTAACAAGAAGGGCTAAGGCGTTGGCGGCATGAATCGTAGAGATGGGCGATTTGAGCTGTGGGAAACTAGAAACCGGAAACTGCGAAAGCGGAATCCGATTATAGTTCACCATAGTCCCAGATCGATCACCGTTCTGATTCACAGCACCAAAGCCGAAACCATCCCCAAAAGTGTATCCGGAACCGATCGACTGGTTGGAGGTCTCAGTTGTCAAATGGGATTCAGTCCCATGATGGAATTTTAATCCATCATAGGCCGTCAGGCTTTCTAGCCATGGGCCAATAGGGTAGAACCAATCGATAACGAAAGACCAAGGGAGAATTTCCCACGCAAGATCCGCGGGATTGTTTAGTCCGAGGTCACTGATCAGTTTCTTAACGTGCTCATCACGGCTATATGCAATTTTAAATCTGCATCTAGACTTGGTGAAGTGGCTTTCACTGCCACAGAATGAAGGTGTGATAGTACCGTTAAGGCCAGCAGGTTGTCCGGCTGACCCAACGTTAATAGGCACCTGCAAAGCAACACGTTGTTTATCCTGACCAGAGGACTCGACAGACAGGACCCAAGGGTTACGCTCGAGAAAAGTCTCTAACGCTTCAACGCTTGAATGGATATCCTGAATTAAGGGTTTCCAACCGTATACATACTCCAGCCAGTGATTGGCTAGGCGCTTATACGGATCTGTCTCCTTAGGAGGAGATGGCAAGCGTTTACCTTTAGGGGTCCAACCGAGCTTTGATAAGCATAGGCCTACGTTACCGTGCTTGAGAGCAAGTGCAGCGCCAGCGAGACGGGTACAATTTGTACCGATCATTCTGGTAGTCTGCCCATACTCAGCAAGATCGACAGCTAGGCCTCCAGAACTTCCCACTCGGGAAATTAACTGGGAAATTGCTTTGGCTCGTGCTCCTGCATTAAAAGTAGCAGTAGGCGTCTGTTCCCATCCCCTCATATCAATTGTCTTCCCCCTGGCGATTAAACCAGTGCCCTTTAAGGCAGGGGGGAAAGCATAGATACGAGAGTCAAGAGCACTTCCACTTTCATCCCAAACAATAGACACGGTGTGTCCATTTTGCGGAAGTAACTTCCGAGGGGTGTTAATGAAATTCGGAGTACGTACGCCAGACCAAGTGCGCCTCATATATTCATAAGAACGAGCTTGTTCGATCGTATTAGGACCGGACTCGCTCTCCTTTTGAGTAAATGTATACGCAGGTGATCTGACGACCTCCGGACTGGGACGAGCAGTTTTTGAAGTTCTACTCATCCCAGAGGCTCTCTGAAGTGAAGGGAAAGGCTGGTTTAAGTTTTCTCTTAAACATAGCCATATGATTCGCAGTCGCTGAGCGTATCTGCGATACGATGCCGACCCAACTATCACTGTAAAAAATATCCTTAGAAGAAAGTAGATAGTAATTACCTACTTTAGTCGTCGGGAATATACAGTTAATAGGAAAGACAACATAGTCCACTCGAGGGCCAAAATCAGCATGAACAAAAACAGCGAAGGATAAACCGTTCGGCCTTTCTTGAAATTTCAGTCGGAAATACCCAAGTTGGGGAATATCTGGTTTTACAGATATTTCACCCTTCCAGAGTATTGAACCGAACCGATAAATCAGGAAGGTAAAACGGATAGCCTTCTCATGCCGGATTATTAAGACACCCGAGTGAGCTGGTTGCACGTAAGGCAACCCGAGGAGTGGGAGGTTTAACATACCTCATCTCCTTCCGCGACGTCTATCATTAGTGAACGACCTATAAAGGAAGCCCACTTTCGATAAATACGCGGCTGTTACGCTAATTGAACCAGAGGAAAGTATGCCGAGAACTAGAATTGAGCAAGAAACGAAGCCGAGTGCGTATAAAACACACGCGACAACGCCAAGCTCAACAACATCTAGAGTCAACATACTATCTCCTTTAACAATTAACTAACAGTAACAGACTCTGATCAGCGCATTACAGATTACCATTCCTTTACCGCAAAAATCTCTTATCGCTCATACTGAGCGAGTTTGAGGTGCGAATTATGGATTATGGATCTGTATAGCAC